ATATTCCTGCACAGAAAGCATATTACACCTTAGAAATTCCTGAAGGTACATTTGACTTTCCAGTATTCGTAGACCAGAATGCAGGAGCAAGAGGAGACATGAACATTGTCAACTCTATCCTTCCTTCCTTCGTTCCTTCTGAGATAGTTACTATTCCAACTGGACAGCCTTTCCCTAACATCAGTAATAGTTCAGGTAACTCAAACATGGTGTATTATACAAGCGTAATCAATACACAAGATAATCCAATATTAACTATTCAAACAAAGTATGAAGAATTTTACGGCAATGTAACTATTCAGGGTTCTTCTATTGTTGACGGTGATTGGTATGATATTGTCAATGATACGGATTTAGCTAATGTTTCAGATACAAAAGGCTATACTATTACCGGATTCCACCCATATGTTAAAATGGAATTCTCTAGTAATTCGGGCGCGGTAACCAATATACTTGCACGTTAACTACTTTAGTGCTATATTCAATTAATGTTTGATATCCTGACAATTATTCCGGGGAAAAAGAAAGCTGCCTCTAAAGGATGGCACAGCTTTGACGCGGTTTGTTGTCATCATAATGGGCATAGGCGGGACGATAGAGGTCGCGGTGGCATCGTATTTGATAGCGATGACGATTGGACATATCACTGTTTCAACTGTAACTTTTCTACTAGATTTGTATTGGGTCAACCTCTTGCAGCTAAAGTTAGACAACTATTAAGTTGGTGCGGCATCCCAGAAGAACAAATCAACAAATGGAGCTTTGAAAGTCTGCGTCACAGAAGTCTATTAGACATGGTAGCAGATTCAAAACCCAAATGGAAAATTAAGTTTGATGAAGTAAAACTCCCTAATGATGCAGAACTGATTGATCCAAACAACCCTAATCATGAAAAGTATATTGAATACTTAACTAAAAGGGGCCTAGCTGTTGATGATTTCTCGTTTATGGTTACCCCAAATGAACAGGCAAGAAACCGAAATCGTATTATTATTCCATATACTTTTAACAATAAAAATGTAGGATACATTAGCAGGTTCACTGATAATAGAATTCCTAAGTATATTAAAAATCAGCAGACAGGTTATGTGTTTGGATACGACCAGCAGAAGCCAGAGTATGAAGTATGCCTAGTGTTTGAAGGTGTGCTTGATGCAATAAGCTTGAAGGGCTGTGCATTGGGACACGACACTATCAGTGAAGAACAGGCTACTGTTCTGAAACGTTTGCGCAAGAAAATCATCATAGTTCCCGATCAAGATAAGACAGGGCTTACTATCTGTGAGAGGGCGTTAGAATTAGGCTTTCATGTTAGTCTTCCTAATTGGGACAAAGACGTAAAGGATGCCAATGATGCTGTATTAAAGTATGGCAAGCTTCCTACCCTACTAAGTATCTTGCAAAGCGCAACAAACAGCAAAATTAAGATTGAAATGCAGAGGAATAAAATTGCTAAAAGAATATAACACCGATGTTCAAGAACTTTTTCTACGAATGATGGTTACTAACGCTGAGTTATATACTCGTGTTATGAACATTATGAATTCAGAAAACTTTGATCGCAGATTACGTTCGGTTGCTGAATTCATAGTAGAGCATACTACTAAGTATAGCATTATGCCTGATGCTACACAGATTAAGGCAACAACCGGCGAATCAATCGAACCTATTCAAGACTTGACTGATGGTCACTATGAGTGGTTCTTAGAAGAATTTGAATCATTTACTAAAAGACAAGAACTTGAAAGAGCAATTCTTAAAGCAGCAGACTTGCTTGAAAAGGGCGAGTTTGATCCGGTTGAACAATTGATTAAGGACGCAGTTCAAATCAGTCTACAGCGAGACATGGGTACAGACTACTTTGCTGACCCTAAGGATCGTCTTAACAAGTATTTTAATGCAGGTGGTCAGGTGTCTACTGGTTGGCCACAGCTTGATAGAGTCATGTATGGTGGAATGAGTCGCGGCGAACTTAATATCTTCGCAGGTGGCTCTGGTTCTGGTAAGTCACTCGTCATGATGAACATTGCACTTAACTGGCTACAGCAAGGTTTGAGTGGAGTATATATTACTCTAGAACTTAGTGAAGAATTGACTTCACTTCGCACTGATGCTATGTTGACCAACATGAGTACAAGAGACATTCGTAAAAATCTAGATGATGCTGAACTAAAGGTCAAGATGGCTGGTAAAAAGATGGGCAAGTATCGTGTTAAGGGTTTGCCAGCACAAAGCAATGTCAATGCAATTCGTGCTTATATCAAAGAAGTTCAGATTCAGACTGGTATCAAAGTTGATTTCGTAATGATTGACTATCTTGACCTTGTTATGCCGGTCAGTGTTAAGGTCAATCCAAACGACCAGTTCATCAAGGACAAATATGTGTCAGAAGAACTTCGCAATCTAGCGAAGGAACTCGGTGTTCTTCTCATCACTGCATCACAGTTGAATCGTTCGGCTGTTGAAGAAATCGAATTCGATCACTCTCACATTGCAGGTGGTATTAGTAAGATTAATACTGCTGACTATGTGTTCGGTATTTTTACGTCACGTTCAATGCGTGAACGAGGTAAGTATCAGATTCAGTGTATGAAGTCTCGTAGTTCTACAGGTGTTGGTCAAAAGATTGACCTTGAATATAATATTGAAACAATGCGTATTACAGATGAGGATCCGGAAGAAGGCAGAACACACACGCACACACCTAACCAGCTACTAAGTCAGATTAAAACAACAAGTTCAGTAAGCGAAACAGTTAATAATTTACCGATTACAGAAGCTAAAGTAGTATCAAATGTTGAAGGAGCAAAGTTAAAATCATTATTAAGTTCTCTCAAGAAAAACTAAAGGTTGAATAAATACAATATAGGATCCTTACTTACTATGCAAAAGAAAACTAAAAGCCTGCTTGAGGAATTACAGTCTTTTGGTGACACAAGAGACATGAACCACATCATTGAATCTCGTGCATCAAATATTATTACTAGTGCTATCAATTTAATTGAATTGATGCAGAAACAATATCCTTCTGATAAGGCTGAACTTCTTGAAAAGAAGCTTTTGAGTGCAATCAAAAGTAAAGATCAAGCTAGATTTACAAAGTCTTTGAGGAAGAAAAATGAAAATTAATGAATTTAGTCAACCGAAACAGATTGATGAAAGTGTAGCCGGCGCACTGTTTGGTGATACGCCCATGGCAGCACTAAAAGGTTTATTTACTGGAAAGGGCACCAAACAACAGATGATTCAGGACATCTTTCTGAAAGATTTCTATGATGATGCTTACACTTCACTTGATAATGCAATTAAGGGTCAACTGGTAAACACAGATTTAAAGGATCCATTAACTGGATCTACGCAAGTAAATCCCGCAGACATAGATCCTACAGACGATCCAGCTCCTGCTACTAGTAAAACAGCAGGTGCAGTTGCTGGTCAAAAAGCTCAACAACAAACTACGCAAACTATCAACAATTATGTCAAGGGCGCTGCTCAAGCAATTAACCAAACTACCGACAAGAATCAAAAAATTGCTCTTATTAAAGAATTAGTAAACTCTATGGCAGACCGTCAAGGCTCACCCGAGTGGGAGAATGCCTTTAAGGGGGTAGAAGGTATCATCAAACGTGCAGGCGCCGATCCTAATTTTGCCAGTGCTGCTATTAACAACCTTAAGTCTGGCAAAACAATGGCTGAATCTCATCAGATTTACTTCATCAATAAGTTAATTGAATCAGTAGGATTGACCTGGAAAGATTTGGGCCTATGTGTTATTACTGAAAACAAGAAATACTATATCGCAGAAACTAAATTCATTAAATTGAATCAACTTTTTGAAAGTATTTTAGAAGCAGGTAGCGGCCAACGTTCTGTCAGTCAGTTTATGCTAGACTGGTTTAACCAATACATGACCGGAGTAGATTGGAAATCTAGTGAAACTACAGTACTGCCTCTAATTCAAGCCATCGGCGATTCTTATCCTTCAGGTTATAAAAACGCAATTAAAACACTAGCTAAAACTGCATTTGCTTTATCAAAATCTTCGCCAACTACGCCTAAAGGCATGAACGACGAATTATCCAAAATGCAATCACCAGCCTCTGCTCCCGCTTCTAATAAGAACGTTACGCCGGAGCAAGTTGCGGCTGATCTAGCATCGTTAAGACCAAGAGAGCGAGAAGAAGTAATTAACCAGGTCAAGAAAGTTAGTTAAATGGCAGTATTGAGCGAAGGTGGTGCAATGCCCGGAGTTGGAGCAATCCACATCGATGAGATTGAACCCACTTTGGATAAGCTAGAAAAGATTTTAGGTATTGACCTCAAAAATAACACGCTCGGAAGCGTAGGCAAGAAAGAATTTTCTGGCGACATCGATGTTGCATTAGATATCAAACCTGAAGATCTTCCTGAGTTCGTGAAGAAGCTTGAAAGCATTCCGGAAGTATTAGACATTGCTAAAAGCTCAGTGATCATGACCAAAGTTAAGATTGCTGACTACGATCCTAACAAACAAGTACAAGGTAAGCCAAGAACAGGATACGTTCAAGTAGACTTTATGCCTGGTGATCCGGGTTGGATGAAGACATTCTATCATGCACCACATGAAAAAGATTCAAAGTACAAAGGCGTGTTTAGAAACATTCTCGTGTCTAGTATTGCAGCACATTTAGACCGTAAAGATTCAGAGCAAAAGATTAGCGATGGTAGATCAGTACAATCCGAACGCTATATGTGGAGTCCCACAGACGGCTTAGTCAGAATAGTGAGAACTCCTGAACCTAACAAGAAAGGTGATGGGTATACTAAGAAAAATAATAACAAAATCATCGCTGGGCCATACAAAGATCCAAATGAAATTGCGAAAGTGTTGCAATTGAATTCAGCCGATGATTTGTATTCGTATGAGACATTAAGAAAGGCAATGGATAAGAACTATTCACCCGATCTAGTAAATGTAATTTTGAAAGACTTTGCAGACAACTCAGTAATCAAAGATGTGGGTGTACCTACAGATATCAAGATTAACGAAAGTGTTGGTTCGGTTGATTGGTTTAGAACATTATTGGATATCGTGAAATGAAAATTTCAGAAGTGTTAAACGAGTCAGTTCTATTAGAAGCTAAAGACCCACGTACCCCTCACCCTGAAGATTCAGTGTTCAGTGGTATAGGCGCAGCAAGAGATGCAGTTGATTCAATGTACTACGTAATTGAAAACCCAGAAACACTTACAATCAAGTGGGACGGTTTTCCTGCTCTTATCTTCGGCTACAACGACAAAGGACAATTCACTGTATCAGACAAGTATATGTTTGATAAGGGTCCTGAATACTTCGGTACTAGTCCTAAGTTTTGGCAGCAATACGATGCTAGTAGAGGCAAGAGTCGCCCTGACTTATACGCTAAGCTAAACAGTATTTGGAATGGATTGAAAGCAGCAGTAGGTAACAGTAAAGGATTCTTTTGGGGAGACTTGATGTGGGCTGATAAACTAGCTAATCAACAAGGTAAGTTTGTGTTTAAGCCAAACACCGTACAATATGCAATTCCAGTTAACAGTGAGTTAGGTAAAACTATTGCAGGAACAAATGGCGGAGTAGCAGTTCATCAGTATTACGCAGATGCACAGGCAACTCCTTCACCTTGGAATAGTCAAGGCTTAAAGAGCAATAGGGAAGTTGCTATTCTTACTCCTAATATGGGTATAGATTTTGCACTAACCATTCCTAAAAGCGAAGCATCTACAGTTAACTCTGCACTGGCACAAAATAATAAACTAGATGAGTTTTTGGGTGGTATGGATGGTGTTGCAAGAAGCGCACTACAAAAATACTTAGGACATATCGCTACTAATCAAACTAATCTGCCAATTGAACAATGGTTACAGAATAATGTAAGTGGTAAACAATACCGCTCATTGATTGGTGATGGTGATGGATATCTTGTTAAGAACAAGAAACAACTTGACGCATTATTTGACCTATACTTTGCAATAGCAGGACTTAAGAATAACTTAGCTAATCAGCTTGAAAAACAAGTTAAAGGGGTAGAACAAACCATTGGGGATAAGCAAGGCGGAGAAGGCTTTGTATTCAATACTCCTAACGGTCTAGTCAAACTAGTCAATCGTGGCGGCTTTAGTACCGCTCATTTCGGTAAGAAAAAGTAACTCAAAACCAAGTTTTTTTCTGTTAGGCATAAATACTTCTATGAGCTTCGGCTCACATTTATAAGGAAAACGAAAATGGCACAATTCACAAGAGTAAACGGTGACTTCCAGCAAGTAATGAACTATGACGCACCTGCGTACACTAACGAAGGTTCAACCTCAGCAGTAGATTCTGCTGTAACTGTACAGCCTCAGGGTCCAAAGCTTGACTTCTTCACCATCACAGGTAATGGTTCACAGGTAGCTGACAACATCAATGCAGTATTCCAAACTGTTCAGCAGCTTGCAACTGTATACCTCTATGAGTATACTAACGCAACTGATGATACACTTGCAATCGCTGTATATCCAGTCGCTGCATGGACAACAACTTCACTTGACGATGCGCTTTCAAACGCATGGACAAGTGCAAACGTTGCTGTAACTGCAACTGCAACTTTCACT